CTAAAATGGTAGCTGGTTTTACAATGTCCTCTAGAACACGACCTATGGTAATAGGTAAGTTTCAAGAATATATTGGTGATAAAGGAGTAACAATTCAATCAAAAAGATTGATAGAAGAAATGAAAACATTTATTTGGCGTAATGGAAGACCAGAAGCACAATCAGGATACAATGATGATTTAGTTATGGCTTTTAGTATGGCAATGTATGTTAGAGATACAGCATTAAAATTTAGACAACGAGGAATAGATTTAACAAAACAAACATTAAACAATATGTCAGTTAATAGAACTCCCTACCTGGGAAGTTATGGTGGAGGAAGCGGTCAAGTGCCAAATCCATACCAAATAGACACACCAGGTGGTAAAGAGGATATTAGTTGGATATTAGACTAATATTTATAACAATAATTATATATTAATATGGCGGAAAAAGGCGTATTTTCAAGATTAAGAAGATTATTTTCTACAGATGTAGTAATACGAAATGTAGGAGGTAATCAAATAAAAACAATAGATTCGGGACATATCCAATCCAGTGGAGAATATGAAACGAATTCATTAATAGATAGGTTTAATAGAGTATACTCTACTATGCCTACCTCTTTATATGGGGCTCAATTTAACTTAAATTACCAATATTTAAGAACACAATTATACTCAGAATATGATGTAATGGATCAAGATGCAATTATCGCTTCTGCCTTAGATATTGTAGCTGATGAATGTACATTAAAAAATGATATGGGTGAGGTGCTTCAAATTAGAAGCTCAAATGAAGACATACAAAAATTATTATATAATTTATTTTATGATGTATTAAACGTAGAATTTAACCTATGGATGTGGGTTAGACAAATGTGTAAATATGGTGATTTTTTCTTAAAATTAGACATAGCAGAAAAATTCGGTATTTATAATGTAATACCTTACACTGCTTACCATATTGAAAGAATAGAAGGATCTAATCCACAAAATCCTGCTGAAGTAAAATATAAATGGAATCCTGATGGATTTGCAGGTAGTTCTTATGGGTATTATAATGTACCAGGACAACAATTAGATGCAGGTCCAGATGATAAAGGAGCTATTATATATGATAATTATGAAATGGCTCACTTTAGAATGGTTGGTGATGTTAATTACCTTCCTTATGGTAGAGCATATATTGAACCAGCTAGAAAATTATTTAAACAATATACATTAATGGAAGACGCGATGTTAATTCATAGAATTGCTCGTGCACCAGAAAAAAGAGTATTTTATGTAAATGTTGGAGCTATCCCTCCAAATGAAGTAGAAGCATTTATGCAGAAAACTATTTCAAACATGAAACGTACTCCACTTATGGATGAAAAAACAGGTGAATATAATCAAAAATATAACATGCAAAATATGTTAGAAGATTTTTATATTCCAGTTAGAGGTAATGATCAATCAACAAAAATTGATACTACACCTGGATTACAATATGATGGTATTGCTGATGTTGAATATTTAAGAGAAAAATTATTCGCAGCACTTAAAATACCAAAAGCGTTTTTAGGGTATGATGAAAATATAGAAGGTAAAGCTACATTAGCAGCCGAAGATATTAGATTTGCTCGTACGATAGATAGAATACAAAGAATATTACTATCAGAACTAAACAAAATAGCTTTAGTACATTTATATACTCAAGGTTATACAGATGAAACATTGACAAATTTTGAATTATCAATGACAACACCATCTATTATATATGATCAAGAAAGAATTGAATTATTAAAATCTAAAGCCGAATTAGCAGGTACAATGTTAGAACAAGGTTTAGTACCATCTGATTGGATATATCATAATATCTATCACTTTAGTGAAGACCAATATGATGAGTATAGAGATTTAGCTAGAGAAGATGCTAAACGTAAATTTAGATTAGAACAAATTAAAGCAGAAGGTAATGATCCTGTATCAACAGGTAAATCATATGGTACACCTCATGATTTAGCATCATTATATGGTTTAGGTAGAACACAATCAGACCCAGCAAATGTACCAGACGGATATGCTAAAGATGATCCTAAATTAGGTCGTCCAGTAGATTCAATTACTAATAGAGGTAAACAATCTAATAATTTTGGCAAAGATCCATTAGGCGTAAAACGTATGAAGGATACAGACAAAAATGATGGAGATGGAAGACCTAGTGTTAGGGAATCTGAAAGTGCTCAGGTAACATTCCTAAAAAATAAGGAAATGTTCCGAAAAATGAACAAAAAACAGTTGGTATTTGAACAAGATCAAGATGATAGTAAATTACTTGATGAATCTCAACTAAAAGGTTAATATTTATAAATAAATATATTTTTGATGAAAATAAAACATTCAAAGTATAAGAATACAGGTATTCTTTTCGAATTACTAGTTAGACAAATTACTGCAGACACTTTAAAGGGTGATGATTCACCTGCTATTGGTTTATTAAAAAAGTATTTTGTTAAATCTGAGTTAGGTAGAGAATACAAACTGTATGAATCGATACTAAAATCTAAAGTAATTAATGAATCTAGAGCAACTATGTTTATTAATACGGCTCTTGATAATTCAGCTAAATTCAATAAATCTGGGTTAAAACGTCAAAAGTATAATCTAATTAATGAAATTAAAAATCATTATGATTTAAATACATTCTTTGGTGCAAAAATCAAAGACTATAAAGAATTAGCAGCATTATATACATTAATAGAAGGTGTAAGCAACGATAAAGACACAGATACTAACCAATTAGTAAATAATAAAATTACTTTAATTGAGTTTTTAACTAAGGATAAAGTATCAACTGAACGAAAAGATTTAGTATTAGAAGAATATTCTACATATGACAAAGATACTAGAATTCTTACTCAGAAAATAATGTTAGAAAGGTTTAATGATAAGTATGATACTTTAACTTCTGATCAAAAACAAGTATTAAAAGAATTTATTAATTCAGTAGATTCTACTCCTGGATTGAGAAAATTTTATAATATTAAAATAACAGAGTTAAAAAATACATTAAGTGCTGAATCTAAAAATATAAAGGATAAAGCTACAAAGGTTAAAATAACCGAAATATCTAAATTTTTAACTGAATTAAATAAAACTGATAAAGTAAACAGTAATAATTTAGTTGATTTGTTGCAATACTATGATTTAGTAAATGAAATAAAAACAGCAAATGGCCAAGTACAAATTAAAGCTTAAAGAAGCTCCCGCTCCTAATTTAGCTAAACAGGGTAATTACAAAATCGGTGATATCACTTATTCAAAAGATGGTGACACTAGGTTTGCTGTTGATGATATTAATCCTGAAAGTGGGCAAGTATCTTGGAAAGTAACTACATTACCTAATTTTGATAAATTATTTGATGATGTAACTGATGCTACTATGTCAGCTAAAGGTGTTTATACTAAAGTAAAAGATGACGAAAAGTTTAGAGAGTTTTATGAAGAATTAAAACAAACTAGAAACAAAATCAGAACTCATTTACGTACAGAATACCCAGAAGATTATAAAAGAATGACTATGAATGAAGGAGACGTAGAAGAAATGTCTATGTCAGGTGGAGCAGGTGCTTATTTAACACCTTATGCTTTTAAATTACCTAAAAAAAAGAAAAAAGTTAAAGAAATAAAAAATGATCCTGGAGCTACATTAGGACCTGGTCCAGCGGCTAGTGAAGATGGTGTAAAAGACAATGCTTATGTAAAACAATTTAAGTATCAATTAGTTCCTAAAAATAAAAATGGGACTTACGTACAAAAAGGTTCAGGACTTGAAGTTAAAAAACTTTTCTAATATGTATAAATATAGAATAACAGAGCAAGACGATAAAGCTGCAAAATACCAAGAAGAACGTATTAATGCTTTTAGTAACATAGAAGATAGAATAGATAATATTAAAAAACAACTACGTCAAGCAAAAATAGAAACAATTAAAGTATATAGAGAACAACCAGACACATTTGCTGTTGTAACACCTACAGATTTAATTGAAGATTTTTTAAAAGACATAGAAACATTATTAAAATCATAAAAATGAAAACATTACAAGAACAATACACTAAAATCTTAAAGGGCGATGGCCGTAAAGATTTATTCTTAAAAGAAGCGAAGCATAAATATCCTAATTTAATTAGCAATATTACTTCTTTTAAAGATGCTGAAACTATTTTAAAGAATAAAAGCATTATAAATGAAGAATTAGGTGGTGTAGTTACATTACAACCTTTAGTAAAATTAACCTCAGAAGATTTTAACCCAAATAAACAAGCTTGGGAAAATAAATATGAGCAATTTGTTAATGAAGAAAAAGCTAAAGCTTTAAAACCAATTATCGATAATGATATTGATGAAAAAATCAATACTAAAAAAGAAGATGAAGCAGTAAAAGCTGATGGTAAAAAAGTAGCTAAGGGTGTTGATAATGTTGAAGAACGTAATTATGATTATTCTCCAAAAGAAGATAATATTAATAATGTTAATGCTCAGGAAATGATGAATGGCGTTTACTATGAAATAAAAGAAAACCCAGAATTATCATTAGAAGAAGCACAAGAAAAAGTAATTAAAAACCTAGCTAAAGATCAATTACACTATGTAAAAGAAGGTCAATTTGGTGTAGGTATAGGATATACAGAACAAAAAGTAGAAGAAAACTCAGGTAAAACATACGGCGGAAGCGGTTATAGCGATAAACTTAAAGAAGGATCAACAGATATGAAAGCAATTAAAGAAGAATTATACAAAAAACTTATTAAAGAAGGATTAGGTGGTGTAGTAACTACAGGAAACCCAAATTCATTAGCAGCACAATCAGGTAATGCAATTAGACAAATAATGGCTGAAGATGAGTGGCAACAACAATCTGGTGCTCAGTATCATGATTCATTATATGCTGAAGGCGCTAAACCAGATTTTATGGATATTGATGGAGATGGAGACAAAGAAGAGTCTATGAAAAAAGCTGGTAAAGATAAAAAAGCTAAAAAACCTAAAAAAGAATCAATTGATGCTAAATTAGCTGAAATAGGAAAAGCTAGTGATATAGTTAAAATGGAAGCTCAATTAGAATTTTTACATAATCACATTGATGAGAAAAATGATAGAGTAAATTCAATTAATGAAGATGAAAATCTTAAAGAATTAATTGATAAGTCTAAAATGAAAGAAATGCAAAGAGAAATTAAGCTTTTAGAAAAGAAAAAAGCTGGAATGGAAAAAGTATATGAAAAATCTTGTGGTAAAGCTTATAAAAGACCAGAAATAGTAGATGAAGCTGAAGATTTAGATGAAATGGATGCTCAAAGCTGGAATGATAAAAATAACCCAACACAAGGACCTGCAGGTGAGCGTGATCCTAAAAAAGTAGGACAATCAACAGGTGCGTATAGCCTAAATAAATAAAAAAATGGGTAAAAAACTCTTAATTGAAACTCACACCCTAAAATCATCTCCCGTTCAACTAACAGAAAATGTTAGTAAGGAAAATGGTAATATAATTGTTGAAGGGATATTAGCGTCCGCCGAAGTTAAAAACGGTAATGGACGTTATTACTCTAAAGAATTGTGGGAAAGAGAAATGGATAAATATCAAACTCTTATTGAAGAAAGACGTTCAATGGGAGAATTAGACCATCCAGAGTCACAAGTTATAAATTTACAAAATGTTTCTCATATTATAACTGAATGGAATTGGGATGGAGATAATGTAATGGGTAAAATAGAAATATTACCTACTCCTTCCGGAAACATATTAACTGAACTTATTAAAAATGGTGTTACAGTAGGTGTATCATCTAGAGGTATGGGTTCATTAGAACAAAGAGGTGGAGTAATGGAAGTACAAGATGACTTTGAATTACTATGTTGGGACTTTGTTTCAACACCATCAAATCCAGGATCATTTATGGGTGTTTTACAAGAAGGTAAACAAACTTTCGAATATGATTATACTAAAGTTAATAGTATAGTACATGAAATCCTTTGTTCTAAAGGTTCTTGTCCTATAGTTTAATTTTAAGATATTTTCATATACGTATAACCGCAATACACCATCTCTTATATGGTGTGAATAAATTATATTTCTATTACGATTCTTAATAATCGTATTTCACAAACAAAAATTTTGGGATTATGGCAACAAACAGAGATTTGCTAAAAGAGGCCATTGCAGACGCTAAATCCGTTAAGGAAGTAGCAATCGCAAACGCCAAACTTGCTCTAGAAGAAGCTTTTACACCATTTTTGAAAGACCAATTATCTGCTAAATTGCAGGAAATGGATGACGAAGATGTTAAAAAAGAAGAAATAGAAGAAGTTGAAGAAGTAACAGCTGAAGGTAAGAAAAAAGAAGACGAAGTCGTTAAAGAAGACGAAGTTAACTTAGACGAACTATTAGCTGAACTTGAAGAATCCGAAGAAATTGACGAAGCAAAAAAGGACGACGGCAAGGAAGACGTTAAAGAAGACGCTAGAACTGACGCTGAAGAAGAAGGCTTTTTAGATGGAAAAAAGGACGAAAAAGAAGACATGGAAGACGAGATGGACGACGAAGAAATCGATCTTGAAGATATGTCAGAAGACGACCTTAAAGGATTTATCGAGGATGTCATTAAAGACATGGTCGCTGACGGAGAAATTGAACCGGGCGATGAATTCGTAGAAGACGAAGTTGAAGTTGAAGACTCAATTGACATTGAAGATGTTGAGGACGTAGACGTAGACGTAGAAATCGACGAAAAAATGGAAGCTTCAGAGAAAAACGATGAAAAAGTAAAAGAAGCAAAAGTAGAATTAGACGAAGCTGAAGACGAAATGTCTGATCCAGTAATGAGAAAAGGTGATAAGGAGAAAAAGGACGGTAAGTTCGAAAAAGAATCCAAACCACAAATCGATGCTGAAGAAGACAGATTAAGAGAAGCATTAGCCTCAGTAAATGAGCTAAAAGCTGAACTAAACGAAGTCAACCTACTTAACGCTAAATTACTTTACACTAACAAAATCTTTAAAGCGAAAAACTTAAACGAAAGCAAGAAAGTTAAAGTGTTAAAAGCATTTGACAAAGCTAAAAGTGTTGATCAAGCAAAAACTATCTTTGAAACGTTAAACGAAGGAATTACATCAACTGTAACAACTCCAACAATTAACGAATCAGTAAAGAAAGGTGCTGCATCAAAAGCTAGTGGTTTAGAACCAAAAGCTAATGTTCAACCTATCATCGAGTCTAATGATGTTTATAACAGAATGAGAAAACTTGCTGGGTTATTGTAAAAATTAAATTAAATTAATCATTAAAAAATTATTAAAATGAGCTTAAATTCACTATTAGAAAGCGCAAACTCATACTCAACTATGCAGTCTGACGCAGCTAGATTATCTAGCAAATGGGAAAAAACAGGTCTTTTAGAAGGTTTAGGTGGTGCCCACAAAAATAACATGGGTATTATCCTTGAAAACCAAGCTAAACAATTAGTAGTAGAGTCTTCACAAACAGGTGGAGGAGCTGCTTCTTCAGGTACATTTTCTAGCCAAACACAAGTAAACAACGGTGGCCAGTGGGCAGGAGTTGCTTTACCATTGGTAAGAAAAGTATTTGGTCAAATCGCTGCAAAAGAATTTGTTAGCGTTCAACCAATGAACCTACCTTCAGGACTAGTATTTTTCTTAGACTTCCAATACGGAAGTGACAAATCTCCTTTCGCATCAGGATCTTCTTTATACGGTAACAGTATAGGTGGAAACAACTTCGGAAACGACAGCGAAGGTGGACTTTACGGATCAGGAAGATTCGGTTATTCAATTAACAATACACAATCAGTCGAATTACCAAGTGCAGTAGCAACAGCTAACTGGGCAGATATGGATTATGATTCAAATTACTCTTCAAGTGCAGGATTCCCTACATTTGATAAAGTAAGCTACCCAGTTAATAGACTAGACTTTTTAGATAAAGAAGGTGTTAACGCATTCCAATTTATTACTGGATCTGATGCTACGGCATATGAAAAAGGAATTATTGGTAACCAATTATCTCAATACACTAAATGGGATGAAGCTGGTCAAGTAGTTAACTTTATTGTAAGTAAATCATTCGGTGTAGCCGTTGATGATACTAACACTATCGTTTTCCAATTACAACCAACTGATAGATACAGAGGTGATTTTGAAGATGGAAACCCAGAGCCAAACAGCTTGAACTCTCCATCAATCTCAATCCCAGAAATCAACGTTCAGATGAAATCATCTGCTATCGTTGCTAAAACTAGAAAATTGAAAGCTGTATGGACGCCAGAATTCGCACAGGATTTAAATGCATACCATGCATTAGATGCTGAAGCTGAATTGACTTCTATCTTAAGTGAGTACATTTCACTAGAAATTGATTTAGAGATCTTAGATATGTTGATCAGTGGCGCTGCTGCTGGAAACGAAGTATGGTCAGCTGAAAACAACGTTAGTGTTACTAGCGCTGCAGGTGCTCAGAAAAACTTAGGATTCTACAACTCTCAAGGACAGTGGTTCCAAACATTAGGAACTAAAATCCAAAAATTAAGTAACATCATTCACCAGAAGACTTTAAGAGGTGGAGCAAACTTCCTAGTATGTTCTCCTTCTGTAGGTACTATCCTAGAATCTATTCCAGGATTTGCTGCTGATACTGATGGCGATGCTGCAAAAGCAACTTATGCATTTGGTGTTCAGAAAGTTGGTTCATTAAACGGAAGATATAAAGTTTACAAGAATCCTTACATGAAATCTAACGTAATGTTGTTAGGATTCAGAGGATCTCAATTCTTGGAAACTGGTGCTGTATTTGCTCCATATATTCCATTAATCATGACTCCACTAGTATACGATCCAAATACCTTCACACCACGTAAAGGATTATTGACTCGTTACGCTAAGAAAATGGTTAGACCAGAATTCTACGGAACAATTGATATCGCAGGTTTAGACACTATATAATAGATCTATAACCAAGATTAAATAAAATTAGGCCGAACGTTAGTTCGGCCTTTTTTTTTCATATTTATAATAAAATCGTTTAACATGAATATACCAATTTACGATGGATGTCCACAATGGACAGATGGAGCGGTGCCTTTTGGGTTTTATAATGGTGATGACCAATTTAAAACTGACGCAGTTAAAGTAGCAAAATTTTGTGCTGCAAGATTAGGTTATCCTTTAGTAGATATCGAATTACAATCTGGATCGTTTTTTACTGCTTTTGAAGAAGCTGTAACAACATATGGTAATGAATTATACGCGTATAAAATACGAGATAATCAATTATCAATCGAGGGGTTAACCACTGGGTCAAACTTGAACCAAGCGCTTATAACACCGAGTTTTGAACCAATAGTTAGATTAACTGAACAATATGGTGAAGAAGCAGGCAGTGGAGGTAATGTGCCTTATTATTCAGGATCATTCCATTTAACATCAAGCCAACAAGATTATTCATTTCAAACTTTTATGACCCAAAGTGGTTATACTGGTTCTGAATATCAACATGGAATTGAAATTAAAAGAGTATTTTATCAAGAACCTTACCCAGCATCCTCACGTTATTTAGATCCTTATAATGGATTTGGATTTGGTGGTGTATTAGCTGCTGGAGTAGCAGGTATAGGTGGATTTGGAGATGGTTTAGGATATTTAATGGCCCCTTTAAATTATGATTTACAGGTAATACAACAAATAGAAATGAATCAAATGATTAGAATGAATAACTATTCATTTGAAATCAGAGCAGATAAATTAAGAATATTCCCTATTCCAAACTTTAATAATATTCCTTCTGGGTCAACAGGACCTCAAATATGGTTTGAATATATTTTAAGAGATGAAAGAATAGCAACATCAGTTAAACAAACACCTGATAGAGTTACAAATGTATCTAATGCTCCATATGAAAACCCAACATATGAATTTATCAATTCAGTAGGTAGACAATGGATATTTGAGTATACATTAGCATTAGCTAAAGAAATGTTAGGTTACGTTAGAGGTAAATATAGTACAGTTCCTATTCCTAACGCAGATGTAACACTTAATCAAGCAGATTTATTAGGAGCGGCTACAGCAGAAAAAACAGCATTAATCGAAAGATTAAGAACTTATTTTGATGAAACATCAAGAATGGCTTCTTTAGAAAGAAGAGCTAATGAAGCAGATTCTAAAATGAAAGAATTACAACAAGTCCCTTGGACTATTTTTATAGGATAATATGGCAATGTTTACAGGAGTCAGAGATTGGTCTCTGATGCGAAATTTTAATAGAGAGGTTATGGGTAATATTATTACTCAACAATGCGCTATCTACCAATTTAAATTAGAAGAAACTAAAGTTAATATCTATGGCGAAGCCGCTGAAGAAAAATATTATGATGGTCCTTTTCTATTTAATGTTTTAATGGATAGAGGTGATCAAGACTTTTCTTTAAATAATGAGGGTGTACAATTTGATCAAAGTATTAATTTTTACTTCCTAAGAGATGATTTAGTTGAAAAAGACGTGGTGCCTCGAGTAGGAGATATTATATTATTCGAAGAAGGGTACTATGGAGTTCAAAGTACAATTGCTAACCAATATTGGGGAGGTAAAAATCCTGAATATCCTAATAATGATTCTGATGGAACACCAAACCCATTGAATCCAGGATTAGAAAAATTTGGTAATAATGTTTCAATATTAGTATCAACATATTATATACCAGCAGATAAAGTAGCAATTTCTCCTAATATAGAAAGAATGTAATGGCAAAACCAAGAAAACCAATACCAAAATATCAATTAACCTTAAGTGAAGGCAAACATCGTGCTTTTGAAGGTTTTGAAGATAGAGGGATTCAAACAAATCCTAATGATGCTATTATGCCTGTTAATCCCAATTATCAAGATACAGGAATAGCACAAAATAGATCATCTCAAATGAGTATGAAAGATGATACTACAAAACAATATTCTGTTGGTATAAAAGATATTGATGAAGCTATATTTTATTACTTTAAAAATCAAATAAAACCATTTGTATATCAAAATGGTCAACGTAGAGAAGTACCAGTAATATATGGTGCTCCTGAAAGATGGAAATCATTTCAACGTGATGGATATTATAGAGATAAAAAAGGTGCTATTATGTTACCTATTCTTGTACTTAAAAGAGATTCTTTATCAAAAGATAGAACAGTAGCAAATAAATTAGATGCAAACCAACCTAATTTATATGGTAAATGGTCTAAACAATATAGTCCAAAAAACTTTTATAGTAATTTTGGTACTTTAAACAACAGAAAACCTGTTGAAAAATTCCATGTTGTAGCACAACCAGATTATGTTACAATGGAATATAGCTGTATAATTCAGACATATTATATGGAACAATTAAATAAAGTAATAGAAGCATGTGAATACGCTTCAGATGCTTATTGGGGAATGCCTGAAAGATTTCAATTTAGAGCATTTATAGATACATTTACTACAGCAACTGAATTAACTCAAGGTAAAGATAGATTAGTTACTGGTACTTTTAATATTAGATTAAGAGGATACATACTACCAGATACAATACAAAAAGAATTAAATGCTACTAAAGTATATAATTCAAAAGCTAAAATTACTATTAACGCAGAAGCAGTTAGTGATATAGAGGATGCAGGTCAACCATTAAAAAACCCAACTGACGATCATAGAAAAAGAAGTTAGAAATATTTACAATAAATGTATTTTTCTAATTACTTATATATATTTATAATAAACATTTACAAATTATGAAATTAGTGAAAAAGTTATCAAAAGAAGAAGTTGCAACTTTAACAGAATATCAATTAGAAACCAATAAATTAGTTGGTTCAATAGGACAAATTGAATTACAACTAGATTTATTAAAAGAGAATAAAGCAAAAATATTAAGCGATTTCAAAATACTATCAGAAAAACAACAAAAAACTGCTAAAGAAATGCAGGAAAAGTATGGTGATGGTAATCTTGATTTAGAAAAAGAGGAATTTATACCACTAAAATAGTTTTTTGAGGTAATTCTTAATATTTATAATAAAATAAACAATTATAATAACATAAGCAATGGCAGAAACATTAATATCTCCAGGTGTATTAGCAAGAGAAAATGATCAGTCGTTTATTGGTGCAAGACCAGTTACGTTTGGCGCTGCAATAATTGGAGCAGCAGTTAAAGGACCAGTCAATATCCCAACAGCGGTATCTACATTTTCACAATATGAAGCTATTTTTGGTGGAGCAGTAGAAAGCGGTTCCCAATACTACACTTATTTAAACTCAATAGCAGCAAGAAATTACTTTGCAAATGGTGGTGAATCATTATTAGTAACAAGAGTCGTTACAGGTTCATTTACTTCAGCATTTACTTCAGGTAGTGCCGCAGGACCAAATCAAAGTGGTATTATGGCTAATGCTTGGCAAGACAACGCAGCTACTCAGTATCAAAAACAATCTTTTGTATTAAAAACTATTTCTGAAGGGGAACTTATGAACAGTTTCAGCACAGTAACAGCTAATGGTTCTCTACCAAGTGGATCAGCTGATAACTTAAGATGGGAAATAGCTACAACAAATACATCATCTGGACAATTTTCATTACTAATTAGAAGAGGTAATGATATTAACAACCAAAAAGCAATATTAGAGACTTACAATAATCTTTCAATGGATCCAACAGCACCTAACTATATAGGTAAAGTAATTGGAGACACATACTTTACAGTAGAAAGTGATGGACCAGATTATTATGTAAAAACAAATGGTAATTACCCACGTAGAAGTGCTTATGTTTATGTAGAAAGCGTTGGTACACCAACACCTCAATATTTCAATAATGATGGTTCAGTAAAACCACAATTTACAGGAAGTTTACCATTAGTAGGATCAGGTTCATTTGCAGCCGCTACAGGTAAAAATATTGAAAACAATGATGCTAAATTTAATGAAAGTATCACTGCAGCAAACATTCAAGGAATTGCACCAGCAGGATATACTCAAACAATTGCATTATTAAATAATAAAGATGATTATCAATTTAATGTAATATCTGCTCCTGGATTAAATGGAGTTGATCATGGTATTCAAGTTAATTCTTTAGTAGCATTAGCTCAAAACAGAACAGATTGCCTTGCAGTAATTGATTTAATAGGATATAATTCATCAGTTAACCAAGTAACAACACAAG